GTAGTATTTTGACGGCGGGACCCAACCAATGTCTTTGTGTTCCTGACAGTAAGGGCTTGTAGGCGTCTTTTGCTTACAGCAGAACCGGAAATCGCGCTTTTTTGTATCACCAATCGGCCAGCGGCAATGCTCAGGCTGCAACTTGGATACGGCATCACAGACCCCAAACCAGAGTTTAGGCACCCGCGCCACGGCGTAATTGGCGGCAGGCTTTTTAACAATTACGGCCTTAGTCTTGACCGGCTTTTTCCGGTGGATATTGAGTCGGCGTATCTTCCCCATCACTGAGCCGCGCGTAGTTTTCAGCCGTATTGCGATCTCGCCGCTGGTCCTACCCTTAACCCACAAATCCTGTAGCTGCTTAATGTGTTTATCTGTCCAAATCATATTGTCCCCACTGATACCCGGACCATGCTCGGCCCAACATCCTGCGACCAGCGCAGGCGCATATCGTCGATCATGCAGTCATCCTCAATCACGCCCATCTTCTGTAGTAGGTCGCTCAGGGCCTTCTCCCGGTTGGCTACGTCCATCCGGGTCTTGGACACCACGCCCTTCTTGGTGACTTTGCGGCCAAACTCATAGTCCACAACGTAAGGTGGTTTGACCGGCTTGATTTTGTAAGTCTTGAGCATGTTTCCGGCCACTATGATCCACTGGATGTACTCAGCAGAGCGGTAAACGCCCTTAGCCTTGCCGCGCCATATGCTGTTCATTGATGGGGGCATGGGGAGGGTGAACTGAATCATTTACCCTCCCTTCAATCAATCCAGCCGTCGCCACGGCACCAATGCCACAGCCTGTGGCAGACCACCGCCAACACAAGCCCGCGCAGGGTATCGTGTTCATACCAGTAATCACCAATTATTAACTTCACGCCGTCGCTCCTTTATTTCTCATCGGGTTTCGTAGAACATTCCAGCGCGGCATCCACCATCGCCACCCACTCGCACTCGATGATGTCGTTTAGCAGCGTCTCGCGCCTGTACCCGCCAGCCGGGTGCGCAGCTGATCCGGCGTCCAGCATCTCAGGCGTACAGTCACGCATAGCGGCAATGGCGGCGCGGGCTATTTCATGGAGATACGCAGGGTTAGTGCGCGCCCATTGTTCATCGCTAGTGATGCCGGTTTGAGCCGTAAAAATTGCACGGGCAACGCGGTCAAGTATGTCGGTCATTTCTTCTCCTCCAGCGCGGCGTCGATCATGTTTTTCCAAATCCCGCCCATAAAAAACCCGTCTTGGCGCAAATTAGCCATTGTACCAACATGCACCATCCTATCCGTAGGCTCCCGCATAGCGGCGATGGCGGCGCGGGCTATAGGTGTGTAGGTCTTCCAACGGTCTTCATCAGTCGCGCCTTCGGGCGGCACCAATGCCCAACCACGCCTATCCGCATCAATAGCCTTCGCCACCCGTTCAATCATGTCGGTCATTTCGGCTCCTCTGCAACATCTGCATTTTGCTTGATAATGCTAGAATATTTCTTGGTCAGAGGAACGTCGCCCCACGCTTTACCGCGCCTAATACGGCTCACAAGCGAATGTGTAATTCCAAACATTTCCGCTATGGCTATATTGTTCATACCGGCGAGGATGCATTCCTTGATCTTTGCGGCTTCCTCTGCGCTCAACTTGGCGTTGCCGTTGTTATGACCATCTTGCGGACCAGTATGGCTACGGCCCTTTTTTACCATGTCATGCGAATTTGCCTTGGTATCACCAAGCCACAAATGCGCGGGGTTGCAACAGGGCGGATTATCGCAAGTGTGACAAGTAAACATGGCACCGGGGTCTCGCTTGTGAGTAACAGCGTACCCGTTTTTTGAGGCGCTTCCAGTCCACGGCCAACAAGCATCCGGGCCATTTGATTTGTCAACGTAATCCCAAAAACGATCAATGATGCGCGGGTTTTTAATATAATCAATAATTGGTATTACGGGCTTTCTCATTTCGGCTCCTCACGGCCAAGCACTAAATACAACAGCTTTTGCGGCCAAATCTTTGCCATAGCGTTACGGCTCATGCCGCGCTTGGCAGACACTTGGATCAACTCCACTGATTTGGTGTAATGCCGTATGTATTTTGCGTCTTCATGGCGAGACGCCCAATCCAACAACTCAGCATTTGGCACGTTGTCTCGCGTTCTCTTGCCAGTCATTCCTGACACTCCCTGAGGACGTAAGCGTAGCCAGCCAGATCGGTACAGGAGTCGCTATGCGTAGGGGTCTGTATAAGACGAGCAATTTTAAGCTGGTTAAGGCATAGGGCAACTTGAATGCCCGTAACCTCTGTATTGAGAACCACCGACCATAGCTTGGCGGTGACCTCCATGTTTTCTTTTGCAGAGCCATATACCCGGCCACGCTCTTGGACGGTCTTCTGGACCATCTCAAGCATCTCAAACCCGGCGCTCATGGCAATTCTAAAGGAGGAAGATCAGCCTCCCAACCCTTAGAACTAACAAAGTTACGCAGTATCCGGTTCTGAAGGAATAACGCCCGTGCGACGTTTTCCCAGTTTGGACAACCCTCTTCAGGGAACAAAACCGTTATGCTACGCGCCCGCCTTGGAGAAAAATCAATATAACCACGCTCTCTAAGAGCGCATACATTTTCGTGTACGCGGGCCTTTGATTTTACGTTTAAGGCTTTGAGCATTTCACTAAAAGTCGGCGCAATACCGTTCTTAGCCATGTAAGAAACAATAAAATCCAAAGTGTCTTTTTGTTTTTCTGTTATGCCCTTCATCCCATCCTCATTTCTGCTCTGGCTGTGGCATTCTGGGATTGGTTTTCGTAGTACCGCATTTCCAGAACTTTTAGTTTAAGGCGAGCCTTGTTAGCGTCAGTCTTTGAATTGACCATGCGCTTGATGTAGTCCGCCCACTCTGGACTTGACCGAACAATTCTTTCGGCCTTTGCGTCCGTCATATCGTTCAGCAGGCTTTTCCTGCGGGCCAATTCTATTGATTTTGTTTCTTCGTACAGACGGGCGGCAGCGTCTTTGTCTACCCAGTCCTCCGCCAGAACACGGTATTGTTCTGAATACGGTTCATTACTCATCTCAACCTCCAATCAATCTAACTACAATCCAATAAATGCCAAAAACTATTGTACCAGTAAGTAGAAGTCCAACAATCGGATACTCATCAAACATTTCTGGCCTTTGCCAAAGCCTTGTCCACCACACTAACGCAATGGTCTACATTTATTGAACCATATGCCGTGATCGGGATGGAATCTAAAGCAGTTCTGCATTCTTTAAGGGCGGCTACCAATTCGCGTTTAACATTTAGCAATTCTTCAACTTCTGTAATTACATCGCCATTGGTTACATGCTCTGGAACTCCAAATGGAGACTTCACAAACAATGGGTTTGTCTTCAAATCTTCGACCGTGCCGTTAAAGACAACGGTAAAAAAGTCACGCACTAAAGACTCCTTTCAAAGGCCATCAAGGCAAGTTTCTCATATGAAATCATGCCATAACCTTCATCGGCAGCGGCCTCTACAATCAAAACCCAGTATCGAGCAGGAATGGAGTTCCTGTGCCGCATCTGTTTCACGGCATGCGGCGTAACCCCCATAACGATGGCAAGTTCCTCGTAGGTGGGCCAAAGGTCGATGATTGTTTTGAATGATGTTTTGGTCATGGTTCGTACCGGTACAGTATGTCCCGTACCAAAGCAAGAACGATTTTACCCCTTGTGTATTTAAGAACAATCTGTAGCTTGCCGGACGGCTAGATTTGATAGGAGATGAAATGGCCTTTGATAAAAGCGCGGAATGGCACGAAGCCCGACGAAGCGGGATTGGCGGCTCAGACGCAAACATCCTTATGGCAGGCGATCCCGAAAAAATTCACCGGCTCTGGCACGAAAAGCTAGGGCTGATGGACCCAGAAGACCTGTCGTGGGTGCTGCCGGTGCAGATCGGCTCATTGACAGAGGGGTTAAACGCCGCCTTCTACACCCACGCTACGGGTCGGGAGGTGACGGACAGGAACCTCCAAATGGTGGCACCCAGTATACCCTACATGCGCTGCGAACTGGACGGTATGACTACTACAGGGGCCGGACATCCGGCGATCTGGGAGGCAAAGCACGTTAACGCCTTCAGCAATGCGGACGAGGTTAAGGTGCGGTATATGCCCCAGCTTCACCATAATATGCATATTGCAGGTGCGAAGTGGGCTGTTCTCTCTTTGTTCCTAGGCACTCAGAAACATGAAATAATCGAAGTCGAGCGCGATGATGGGTATCTGATGACCCTGCTGGACGTTGAGAAGCGGTTTTGGGACTCGGTGACATCCAACACCATGCCAGAGGGGTTCGCCCCGCAGGAGGCTCCTGTGCCATTTGAGGCCCTTCGGACAGTAGACATGACCGGCAATAACGTCTGGGCCATGCATTCTGTCGATTGGCTGGCACACAAGGATGCCGCAAAGACCCATGAAAATGCCGCTAAGGCCCTCAAAAGCCTGATTGGCAACGATGTTGGTAAAGCGACCGGTTACGGAGTTCAGATTAAACGGAACAAGGCCGGATCATTGATGATAGCGATGGAGAAGTAGATGAAAACTAGTACCGATACAGACAAGATTATCCCTGCGTACATTAAAGCCGAGCATACAATTGGCTCAGTCAAGAAAACCGCTAGTAACCCTCATTTCAAGAGCAAATACGCTAACCTTGAAGCGGTTATGGAGGCCTGTTCAGACGCTCTGGACAGGAACGGCTTGGCTATTTGGCAGTCCATCACTGAAGAGGGCGACCGGCTAATTACCCGCCTGTACCACACCTCTGGGCAATGGATGGAGGGCTATACCCCCCTGATCATTGCCAAGAACGACATGCAGGGGCTGGGGAGTGCCTATACCTATGCGCGTCGTTATGGACTGATGGCAATCATGGGAATTGCCCCTGAAGATGACGATGGCAATGCAGCGTCTGCAACCATCATCCCGCTTCCTGTAAAGAAAGCCGAACCAAAGAAAGTAGAAGTTGCCCACGTTGAGGAAGCAAAATCCATACTTTCAGAGGTCAAGCAAATTTCAGACGCCAAAGAATTAGATTGGTTTCTGAAAAAGAATGCCCAGCGGATTGCAGATATACGCGAGGCTAGCACTGTAACTTATGAATATCTGCACCAACGTATTGATGAACGTCGTCAAGAGATTAACAAGGAGATTAAAAATGCCTGAGTATGACAACACAAATAGCGGCGTCCTGTTCAAGAACGACAGGAAGGAGAAAGATACGCACCCAGATTATACTGGGAGTTACACTTTTGAATGCCCCCATTGCAATTTAAAATCAGAACATTGGTTATCTTCTTGGATTAAGGAAGGCAAGAAGGGCAAATTCATGAGCATTGCCAATAAGCCAAAAGATGTTCCCAAGACTAACGCCCCAGTTGGTAGCAAGCCTGTAAGACATTCCGAAATTGACACAATCGGACTGGACGACGACATCCCTTTTTAGCGCCCGTGGACATGGTAGGAGCCGTTCTAAAGATGTTTCCCGGCTCCACCATTGTTCGCGTTTCCAAGGTAAAAAACAGTGAATGACCCGCAAAAATATCTTTCTCAGGCGGCTATTAACAGGCACGAACTACACGAAAATCATTCGTCCAGCCGACCGCTTTCTGATAATTATGAAGGCGTTGGAATAGACGGAGAAGTTGCCTTCTCCATGTTTAGCGGCATAGCCTGTGATTTGTCAGAGCGGCCCGGAGGAGACAAAGGGATAGATTTTGTTGTCCCGCTGCTATTCACGGTGGACGTAAAAACCGCTAGGAAGGCATACCATCTTATTCACGAAACCGGAAAAAGTTTTGCCGATATTTATGTATTGGCAGAATATAACGGTGAGGGTAAGCCAGCGACACTTTTGGGCTGGGAATATGGTTCCAAACTAAGCAAAGCCCCGACAAAAGATTTTGGGTATGGTATAATAAACCATTACATTCATAAATCTAAACTCCGCCCAATGACAGAACTCAAAAAGAGGGTAGCTAGATTTACACATGATGCAACGTAGGCCACGAGTAATGGACAAGAAGCATAAGGGCTACATAGCCCAGCTTCCGTGCGTCATCTGTGGGACTGTAGGAGTACATGTGGCCCATGTCAGATACCCGGATGCAAAGGAAGGGGTTTCGCATACAGGTATGGGGCAGAAGCCAGATGATTGGAGAGTAGTGCCTTTATGTCCTAGGCACCATGTGCATGGGCCAGAGGCGCAGCACTCCATGGGGGAGGAGGAGTTTTGGCAAGAGAATGGGATAAACCCCTACGCTCTTGCCAAGGCCCTCTTCGCCGCCAAGGGCGACGTACCTTTTATGGTACAGCTAGTCTTTAAAGCGCGGACGCTATTCCCCGCGAGATAGATTTCTCTTATCTAATTGCTCAAGTAGCATGACGCGAACATGAAGATCGTTGATCTCGCGCTGAAGGGTGTCTTTCAAAATAGCGCGGCGTTCGGCGGAAAGCGGGCTGTCCGTGGGGGTGCCTTCCTTGGTGATAAGCGCGGGCATCGCGCTCTCGATCTTTACCAGCCGCTCATTGGTAGACGACACCTGCCCCAGCAGCCAAGCTAAAGCCGCCACTATGATTGGGATTACCGCTTTTAGTACGTCTGCCCAAGCCATGCCGCCTCCTACGTCCAAGCAAAGATAATAACACCACCGCCAACCGCGCCAGCAGTGCCGGGGGCGCTCGCACCATCTGCGCCAGTACCATACGCCGTGCCACCAGAGGCACCGCCAGCGCCGCCGGGGTTGCCGCTGCTCATACTGGCGGTGCCATTGCCGCCAGCAGACCCGCTGGTGTTGGTAGAGCCGCCAGAGGCCGTACCGGCAGTGCCGCCAGCGCCGCCGCTACCAGAGTCCGCGCTGCCACCAGCGCCGCCACCGCCGCCCGTGAGGGACACCGCCCCGGCGGCAAGCGAACCCGTAGTGGTTGAAGAAACGCCGCCAGATGTACCAACAGAATAAGCTATTGTCGTACCCCAATCGCCGGAAGCGACCGCTCTGGTAATGATCGAATAGCCTGCACCGCCGCCGCCGCCGCCGCTATTATAGATGTCCGAGCCGAAGTCGGTATACGAGCCACCGCCAGAGCCACCAGCGCCGACCACAGTAATAGTCACACTGGAAGCACTTGTCGGAACGGTCTCGTTACCCGAACCGCTGGTGTAGGTGTTGGTTACTGGCGTGAAGTTAACTGTACCAGCCAGTTTGGAGAGCGGTATCGGCAGGCTGCTTGGCACAGCCCCATTAACGCCCGTTGTTCCAGCGGGAACATAAGCGCCGCCAGCCAAATATGAACTGAGCGAGCCGGGACCGCCAAATATGGCTACAACACTTGTAAGTTGCGCCGGATTTGAAACAGGCATGTTTAACCCTTCAGCGCCTTAACTTCGGCCCGCAGTTCTTTGATCGCTTCAACCAGCAACGGGATAACGCGGTCATAGGCGACGACCAGATACTCAGGATCAACGGACCATTGGCTGACAGCTTCCGGCAAGACTTCCTGTAGGTCTTGGGCAGACAAGCCAACCTGCTGATTTTTCCCAACCTGACCCAGCCAACGGGCCTTGTCGTTGTTGCGATAGTAGAACCCGTTCAGGGCGTCCACCTTGTCCAGCGCGTCTGTAATTGGGCCGGAAACGTCCTTCAGCCGCATGTCAGATGTGGCCGTGAAATCCACGGCAGTATAGGAATTGCTGCCGTTCAGGGCGTTGGCAGTACCCGCTGTGGCAACGGTTTGAGAGGCAATGTTGCTCGATGTGATAAACGTGCCGCCCCCAGCAGGGTTGGTAGCCGTTGCGGCGTTGCCCGTGCAACTGGCTGACGAGCCAAGGATGCTGATATTCCAGCTTGACCCGGAAGCGTCGCCGCCCGTCCTAGTCGGGACATCAAGGTTTGCCCGCGCACCAGCAGCCGTAGTAGACCCAGTGCCGCCGTTGCCGACTACCAAGGTCCCGGCAAGGGTAATAGCGCCGCCCGTAGCAGTAGAGGGCGTCAGGCCCGTAGAACCCGCGCTGAAACTAGTAACGCCTGAAGAAATACCGGACCATGCCAGAGTGCCGCTGCCGTTAGTGGACAGGAAGGCCCCTGCCGCGCCGTCCGCAACCGGGAGGGTGTAGGTAGTGCTGCCAGCCGCCGCAGCCGGGGCAAACCCAACGTAACCGCTCGTAGAGCCAGATAAGCGCAGGGTCCCCTTAACGTCCAGCCTAGAGCCGGGAGAGGAGGTCCCAATACCCACATTCGTGCCGGTATGAACAAAGTTAGCCGTACCAGCCAGCACACCGCCGCTATTGTACTGGACCGCAGTCGTGACCCCAGCCGCATAGGTGTTTGCAACTGCAACATTGGTGCCGTCACAGGCAATAATTACGCTGGCGGTCTGGGCAATCGACACCGTAGTGCCGCCACCGCCAGACGAAAAGGTGACCGAGAAAGCACCAGTTGTGCTGTTCAAGACAGTCCACTGACCGCCTTTGCCAGCCGGTATCTGGTAATTTACGCTCGCAGTCAGCGTACCCTGTACCGCGATAATCGGCGGGCGATATTGGGAAATTGAAAGGACAATAGTGCCAGATGCTGACGTAGCATTCAGGATCGTTGTACCGCCAAAGGCAGTGTCAATGTCATCCATGTCCGCATTAACTGGAGTGTTCCAGTCATCGACGTAGCTGTTGTATGCGGGCTTTTCGAGCAGCTTATTAGTCGTAAATGAAGAGGGCATGGTTAAATAGCCTCGTTAGCTATGGATAGCGCCTTAGTGACGGCTTCATCCGACACTGACAGCAATGATTCCGTGGAATTATTTAGGGCCTTCTTGGTTTTGTCAGCAAGACGGATCAAGTTCTCGGCCTCAGACCTATGGTTCATAATCCGACCGCCAGTAGCGCGGCCCTGACGATCACCCACGGTTACTGCTGCCGGATACCTGCGGCTATCTCCAACAGGAAATTCGGGGTTTTCAACTTCAGGTTCTGACAAAGGATTTGCCCGAACTTCAGTTTTAGACAGGCGAATAGCTTCCCTTGCCAATTTTTCTGAAAAACTTTTAGCGTTAGGGTCGTTTGCAACCAATTCAACTATTCTTGCGCGTTTACTTGGATCGGTCGATGACAATATTTCTAATACATGCGGGGCAACCCGACGCTCTGCGGCTGTCATCGCCCCCCTAACGCCGACACCACCAGCGGCGCTCATAGCCATCACAGCCATGTTAAAAATGTCTGGATTAGAATACAGCAAAACATTTGCAACAGGCGATACTGCGGCTGCACCAGCGCCAGCAAAACTGACATCTTTCAAAATATTAGGCTCAGACGGACGCTGACCGGCTATGGGCGAATCTAAAAGTTTGGCCTGTGCCTGCGCGGCAGACATAATATTGTCGTATCCATCTTTGCCAAAAACCATTTTTAACGCCGCTTTAGTTCTGGGCGTGTTTAGTTTTTTTACAAAAGAATTAGGATCGGCAGCTTGTTGTTGCAGCCACGATGCGGCACCTTCGCGGAATACTTGTTTGTTTTCCGGGCTAAATTGCTTCAACGCGGTGCTAATGTTTTTAACAGTTTTTATTTCGTTTGCTGTTGAAAAGGCATTAAAACCAGCTTGATGAGCGTTTTCCGCCCCAAAAAGTTCCGCTGCGGTGTTACGCGCAGTTTTGTATTCTGGAACAAGCCCTTCCATTTGGTCTAACAGTTTTTTGCGTTCTACGTCAATAAAATCAGCAAGGTCCGTGTCCCCTGCCTTTCTCAAAGATTTTATATGACCATCAAGCATTCTTTTGGTGTCGTGCCAAAAGTTTAAGTTTGGGTAATAACCTTTTGAGGGATCGTATGGAATAGATGCTTTTGTTCTGTCAGGGTTTAGTGGATCGGCAAATTTTGCGGCTTGATCCATTGCTTTTTTAACATACTCATTTTTAGCAAGTTTTTCTAAGTCAAAAGACCATACAAAATCTGCGCTAGGATTAGCGCGAGCAATTCCGTACAATATATTGTTTTCAGATTTTCTAGCTTGCTCTTTTAGGAGTGCTTCGTCACCCGGTGTAAGGTTTCCGCCAAAGTTTTTTTGAACCCACTCAGATAAGTTTTTACCTGCCTGAGTTGTTCTTTCGTTAAAATAATTTATCATTTGGCCGTATTTGCTTTCCGCTGCTGGGCCAGCATAGCCAAATTCTCTAACAAGCCCTCTCACAGATGGACCGCCAATATCTAACAATGTTGGCTCTATACCCTGTGCCATCATGCTATCAACTTCCTGCGGCGACATACCCGCAAGGCCACGCCTAGTATCAGAGGCAAAAGCAGTTGCAATTTCACGCTCCGCAGCCCTGCCCGGAGTAACAAGTTTTTCTGCCGTTTTGTAAATTGGCTTTGCGGCTTTCCCAAATAAAAATGGAGATAGCGATCCAGCAAATCTTGCATAGGGGTCGTATTCTGACGCGCCAAAAATATCCGCTACGCCAGAGCCAGCCTCTGCACCAACGCCCTGTGCGGCACCAAGTCCAAGACGCTTTGATGCTTCTTTTGTTATAGCCGGAACGCCCTCTTCTAAGGCCTTTTTCCAACCACCGGGTCCAAGCATGCTTGTTCCAAATCTAGTAGCAGAGCCAACATATCTGCCTTCAGAAGTTTTAGGTTGGTAACCTAAAGCGGGGACAATATTGGT